GAACAAAGCGACGTCGAGAAATTGATGCGCTCTATCGACCGTGCCGGTGACGGCTGGACGTGCGTGTTTGTCGACACGGTAGCAAGGTCACTGGTCGGGGCGGACGAGAACAGCGCGACCGAGCTGGGGTTGTGGGTAGCGGCGGCGGATAGCCTCAAGGCGCACTGCAAGTGTGCGCTGGTGGGCATACATCATAGCGGCAAGGATAGCACACGCGGCATGCGTGGCTCTAGCGCGCTTCTGGGCGCCGTAGACACGTCGCTGGTGGTCGCAAAGGATGAGAGCCTAGTGTATATGCGTTGCGAGAAACAAAAGGACGCCGAGCCGGTAGATGAGCAAGTGTTTGAAATGACCGAGGTGGCGTTGATCGACGGGTCGTCCATTGTGCTGAAGCGTCTGGACGGCTCTGAGGCGCCTAAGAAGCGTAAGGCTAGTGGACTGTCGGTTAACCAGCAGATGGCGCTGGACGCGCTTCAAAACGTGATTATCGAGACAGGTAATCAGGCCGTTGCGGCGTCACTTTGGCATGAGGCGCATAAGGTAAAGTGCCCCGATTTACCGCGTCAGAGGGCCGGTGAGGCGCGTCACAAGCTAATCGAGAAGAAAATCGTGGCGTCCGACGGCGGACGGGTGTGGATAATAAATGAAAACAATTAGTTATCGAAAAATGTCCGGTGTCCGCCGGACGGTGTCACGGTTTGCGGACGGTGTCACGTCCTGTCCGGTTTTCCCTAGGAACCGGACGGACACCGTTACGCTCGGACGTTACGATGGAAATGGGGGTTAATTATGGTGGCAAATAAGCGTGTGGCTCGGGGTAAGCCAAAGACAAACAAAGTGTATTATCAGCCAAGCCAAGTGGCACTCAAGCGTCAGCAGGCGGCGTTGCATAAATACGATGACGAAGTGAGCCGGTTAGAGCGCAAGTGGGGTGTCGACAGATTACCGTGGCTTGTGCCGGTGGAATTACGTGACCGGTTTTATGAACAGCTCGATAAGCTGAACGCGGCTATCGATAAGACTGACGGCGTTGAGCATGAGGTTGAGGTGACGCTCAGGGGGTGTGCCGCCATCGAGCGTGCGGCGATTGAGGGTGGTGCGGAGCCGCTGACCGGCGACTATATCGAGGGCAGGATGCCGGACGGTACGGTGCTGGCAATCACGGCCAATGCGTATGAAGCGAGCAAGGTAGCAAACGAAAATCGCGAGATGAAAGTTTTTAGCGTTGACGAAGTGGGCGTCATTCTGGAAAAGTGGCTAAACGAAAATAAGGTAGCGGCTGAGGCAAAGAGTGTTTTCGCTGGCGCCGTTATCGAGAGCATAACGAAAAACCAATTATTATTGGATGACGAGATACCGTTTTGATCGAATATGAAAACGAGCGCGACGACGTATTGAAAGACCGCGAGTATATGTTGCTCGGTAAGTCGACGTGGATCGATATACGAAACCTCACAGTAAACGTGCAACGTAGCGAGGCGGGTGTTACGATCGACGTGTGGCCGCGCGAGCTGATGCGTGGGTATTTGCCGATAGCGACACTGTCGGTGCCTTGGACAGAGGGAAGCGATGTCGAAGATTGAAGAAGGTGACGGGTCAATGGCACGGCTGTTATCGCAACATCGTTGCCCGAGTTGTCACTCGCTTATGCTGATTGATAGTGATGACGGGTACAAAAAGAAATACGATTGCATCGTATGTGGTTTGAAAGTGGTAGACGTAAAGGAAACAGAATGAAGCGTGCAGAATGTTTGGATACAGCAAAAGAATATGTGACTAAGGATCGTGCCAACGATCACGGCGATATGGAAAATAATTTTGCGACGATTGCGACGTACTGGTCGACGCACTTGGGGCATAAGGTCGAGCCGCATGATGTTGGCGTAATGATGGCGTTGCTCAAGCTGGCTAGAGCCAAGGCTAATCCATATCACGACGATAACTACGTCGATGCGGCTGGTTATATGGCTTGCGCGGCAGAGTGCGTGGACGTGAATGGCTGACATAATTAAATTTGGCGAGAGGCATGTCGTGCACTTCTTTACTAACCCGGTCGACTGCGATTGGTGTGGAGAGGAAACAAAGGGTTTCGTTTATGAGGGCATGCAGTCGATCGTGTGTAGCCTATGCAAGCAACCGTTGCTGATTATTGAAGATAAGCCGACATTGATTGTGACTTTAGAAGATGACGACGAGGATGAAGATGACGGCTAAGACACCGCAGGAAGTGTTGGACAAGTTTTTAGAACGTGTCGCCAGTGGTGAGCCGGTGACTAAGGTTTGCAAAGATCCAGCGATGCCAGCGTGGGTGACGATCTCAACACGCATAGCGGCTGATCCTGATTTTGAACAGCAGTATCGATTGGCACTTGAGTTTCGGGGTATGGTGTTGGCTGACGAGCTTGATGACATCAAGCGCGAGGCAAAGACTGGCTTGATCGATCCAGCAAGCGCACGCGTCGCGGCTGATATATTGAAGTGGCAAGCGGCGAGGATGACGCCAAAAATGTACGGCGACAGACAACAGGTCGACGTGCAGGCGGTGAAAGGCGGTAGCTATTTGGATTTGCTAACTAAGGTCAATGATGCGGCTAAGGATAGATTGCTAGAAAGCAAAGAAGACACACAACCCGATATAGTACGCGCGCGCGATGAAATTAACCAAAATTCGGTTAACAAAAAAATGCACAAAAAAAAGGCAAAACAGGCTAAATGACGAAAAAGTTATCCACAGGCTTCGTAAGTCATTGTTTTTGTTATATTCCGAAAAAACATAATGGACATTATGCGACATATTCTGCATTTCTGTCAGAAAATAACCAAAATCTGGTTAACCCCCCCGTCAGCTCAGGACGCGGGGGCGGCATAAAAAAAATACACCCCTACCACCCCCGTCGGAGTTGACGCATGACTGACACCCACGCCACCGTCGAAGCAATCGCCGCATTACGCGCCGACCCCGCCCTATTCGTTGAGACGGTATTGCAGGCAACGCCGCAAAAATGGCAACGAAAAGCACTCGACGCGATAGCTACAAACGACCGTGTCGCCATAAAATCGGGCCACGGCGTCGGAAAAACCGCATTTGAGAGCTGGGTCGTGCTGTGGTGGCTAATGACGCACTACCCCTGCAAAGTCGCCGTGACGGCCAACAGCGCTCACCAGCTATCCGACGTGCTGTGGACAGAGATAGACCGCTGGGCACGCAATATGCCGCCAGCGTTCAAAGACCTGCTGGAGTTTAAGTCGGACAAAATATCGCTAAAAGGCGCAACCGACAGTTTTGCTGTGGCGCGTACATCGAGGCGCGAAAATCCCGAAAGTTTGGCGGGCTTTCACTCGCCGCACATGCTGTTTGTGGTCGAGGAAGCGTCCGGCGTGCCGAATGTGATATTTGAGACTGCCAGCGGCGCGCTATCGACCCCCGGCGCAAAAATAATTATGTGCGGGAACCCCACACGATCTGACGGTTATTTTTATGACGCGTTTCACGGCGACCGCGACAAGTGGCACTGCATCACTGTGTCTTGTGAAGAGGGCGAGTACGTTGACCCGAAGTTTATCGACGAAATGTCTGGAAAATACGGCGGTGACAGTAACGTGTTTAAGGTGCGTGTGCTGGGCGAGTTTCCGACGCAATCCGACGACGTGCTGTTGCCACTGCATTTGATCGAGGACGCGGTGACACGCGATGTCGAGGCGGGGCCAACTACGCCGGTCGTGTGGGGTTTGGACGTGGCGCGTTTTGGCGGCGACCGGTCGGCACTGGCGAAGCGTCAGGGCAACGTGCTGATCGAGCCGATCAAAACGTGGCAGAATAAAGACCTGATGGAGCTGGCCGGTATCGTGTTGAGCGAATACGACGCCGTACCGTACAGCATGCGCCCGCAGGCGATATACATTGACGCAATCGGCCTTGGCGCCGGTCTGGCCGATCGCCTGCGCGAGCTGGACATGCCCGCCGTCGCTGTGTCGGTATCTGAGACTGCGTCGCTGAAAGATCGTTTTAACCGGCTACGCGACGAGCTGTTTTGGGGCGCTAGAGAGTGGTTTGAGGCGCGAGACTGCCACATACCGGACGATGGCACGCTGATGGCGGAATTATCGGGCATACGGTACAAATACCTGTCGACCGGCAAGCTGAAGGTCGAGAGCAAGGACGAGATGAAACGAAGGGGCCAGCGTAGCCCCGACGTGGCCGACGCGTTTGTGCTGACGTTCTCTGGTCAAGGTGCGGTTGCTGGCGGCTACTCAAGGGGCTATAATCACAATCGCACACTGAAACCGAAAAATAGCTGGGTGGTTTGATGGCTGAAAAAATAACCGCATTAACTTCTGTACCAGAAGGTATGACCCGCGAAGATGCTTTTATGCAGTCACCCTTTGCTGTGGCATACGATGTTTTAGGTCAATCATTTTTAGACATGCCTGCCGCTTCCCGCAGTTTTATGATGGATTTGGTGCGTTCCGGCGATTTGACCGCTGATGACATAATTGCGGCGTCACAATACGTTTTGCCTTATGATCCAACGGTTGGTGTTTCTGATAGCGATTTATCAGGCGGGCGGGGCCGCGCAACAAATGTTGACGCCAGCCGTGCGATTGATACATATGATTCTCTTTTTGATTTCCACAATAATTTACAGACCCCGTTGTCTGATGAAGAATTTTATAAAAAATATTTTGGTTATGATGTGCAAAAAACGCCAGAGTATTTTGATGACATACTTTTGGGGTATTCAGACAATTTACCGCCAGAGGTTCTAAACTATTTAGATAGTCAGCGTTTTAGAAGCTCTTTGGGTATTCCTAATTTTAAGCAAATTAGCCTTTTAACCGAAGAGCCGGAACAGCCCGCTATGGGCTTGCTCGGCACTTAGAGGTGGCTTGATGAGCCTTTTAAGCGACGGCAGAATAACGTACACGGGTCAGCCCGGTTATGAGTATGGAAGAACACGCGAAGCTGAGAGGGGGCTTTTAGGCGCTCTAGCCAATCCTTTTACCCCGTTTCGCAGGCAAGTCATCGAGCCAGAGGTTACCACATATGCGCCTATGATGGACGCCGCCCCCGGCACTATGATGCCTACTGGTTACACACCGGCTGAGTATGGTGAGCCTGAGTTTGGGTTGCAATACATGCCCGCATATAGAGCGGCATCTGGCGCGATTGACTATTTGGGTAGCATGCTCACCTCACCAGAAGCGAGGGCGCAAACCGCAGAAACTTTGCAAGCGTTGCCGGATGTTGCCAATCAGATGTTGGCAGAACAGCAGGCCGCCGGTTTAAATATGTTGAGCGGTTACGGCACAATAACGCCAGAGGGCGCGCCCATAGATTATGACGAGCTTATGTTTACTGGGTCTGCCGCTGTGGCTCCAGCTTTGGCATCTCGCACAGCTCGTGCTGGTGAAGTTGTGCTTGGTTCTGGCCCCGGTAAATATGTGCCGCCAAAACCAACTATGTCAGAAGACGAAATGATCCGCGCTCTTGATGAGGCGCGTCAGACCCAATATGGGCGTATGGTTGGCCGGTATCAAACGCCAGAGGCAGGCGCGGCATACGGTTTGCTTTCACAAGATATAAGGCAGTTAGCACAAGAGGGCGCGCCCGGAAGATTGTGGTATGAACAATCTAGCGATGCTATTTTAGATATTGCTGGCGGTGACAAAAATCGTGCTGAAAAAATCGCGCAGTTGATTGCCATATATTCTCCGCAAACCACCGTTCAAGTAAACACCACAAATGCGGTTAAAGCATACAATCGTGCAATGGCTGGCGGTGATATATTTAGGGGCGAAATCCTTGGTTCAGTAAAAAAAGAAAATCTTGGAACATACGCTGACATGAAGTCTGCTCAAGCCGCCGCTAAAGCCGCAGGCGGTCGCGCGGCTGGCGTTCAAGCCCGGCAGGTAGGTGACAAAGTAATTGTTGAAAAAGGGCCGCTTGAAGCCGATGCTATTTTCAAAGGTGCTGGCGGTAAAGGCGCTGGAATAATTCGTCAAAACGTCGGCGACGAAATAAGAATATACAAACCCGACCCAAATTATGACAACATTGCGACCGCACAACGTGATTTAGCCGCTCAACTTTTGATGAAAGAGGGCGTGCAGTTTGATGGCCGTAAAATCAATAATTTTTACATAAACCTTATGCGTCAAATAGACCCTGATCTTGTGCAGGGTGTAACCAGCGATTTGTGGATGGCTCGTGCATTTGGTTTTCTGGATGATAACGTAGGAAAAACTAAAAAGTATGACCTTATAGAAAGCATGACAAATGACGTGGCTAGTGAACTTGGTTGGGAACCTCACCAAGCGCAGGCCGCTATTTGGACTGCAATTAAGGCCCGTATGGAAGCCCCAGAGGTAAAGGCCAACGTGCGTCAAAAAGCCATTGATCAAGGCATAGCTAGAATGAAAGGCAAAAGCCTTGAGGTTCTTGATGATGATGCGTACTCGTCTTTAAAAATTGACGAGGCTATGGGCCAGAGCTTTAGTGAAGATCAGATCAGCAAAGCTGTAAAAGACTTTTCTTATTTTCTTGAGGAAAATTACGCTCGCATGCCTTGGGAAGCCATACCCGGAAGAAGCACGGGCCATATGGCTGGACTTAGCGATGCGCCATATCAAATACGCAATGAATATACGTCCGACATAGCTCAGGCTATGCTGAACGATCAGGGTAATGATGTGATCGCTGAGGCTCTTGGCATTTTATCGCCCGGTCATTTTGAGGCGCCGGGTTATTGGCAGGGCGACATAAATCCATCAAGGGTTGAGAAAATCGCGTCAACCAGAATAAAGGCGGCAGGTGAAAGGCCGGACATACAAGCTGAGGACGAGCAACTTATTCGACTGTACGCGGCCGCTCGTGGACTAGCCTTGCGTCAAGAGGGTGTTGGTTACTACCGCCCGTTTGTTATCAATTCGCAATCAAAGTCTAATGGTATTTCTATCAAACCAATAAATAATAAGTTTACAAGCGATGATGCGGTTGCTATTGGTAGTCGTCTTGACGAGGCGATGCAATCGCCATTGACTGACGCAAAAGGAAATGTCCTGATCGACAACGATGGAAACCCAATAATGCTCGACGGGTTTTTAACAGGTTATGATGAGGGTGAGCTTAGTTTTATTCACTTTAATCATTTTGCTAATGTTGGCGATACTGCTGATCCAAGATCAGCGTCTCGCGCAAGAGCGGCGGTGGTGAAAGCCGCAAACGACAGAATTAAGCAAGTTATTGAAGGGTCAATAGATAAAGATGTTGACCTTGAATACTTTGCGTCTTCTGGCGATCTTTTAATGAATGACTGGAAAGGAAATCCAAATGGGCAAGATTATGTCAGAATCCTTCAAGAAGCCGGACGATCCGATGTTCTCGACATCGTTCAAAATGTTCTCGCCCCAAAAATACGCCGGGTCGATGAAGAATACGCAACAAAGCACGGGTTCGGACTTGGCGCAGACATCTTTGGCGGATCAGCCGGAACAACCCCCGCAGGTGCCGGAAACATCCCTTCTGGGCTATTAAATGATATTGCACCGTCAACACCTACCGGGTTGCTAGAATAATGCCCGCCCGCAAGAAGAAAAAAAACGTAAACCTGTCAGTCAAGCGAGGCGAAAAACTGTCGGTTAAGCAGGGCGGTGGACTTACCGCGAAGGGTCGTGCAAAATACAACCGAGCCACAGGATCAAAGTTAAAGGCGCCCGTGACCGGCAAAGTAAAACCGGGTAGTAAGGACGCAAAGCGGCGTAAAAGTTTTTGCGCCAGATCGAGGAGCTGGACTGGCCCACGCGGCAAGGCGGCTCGACGCAGATGGAAGTGTTAGAAAATGGCGGCAGGACTACACTACTTTCGTGACGGCTCAAAATATCGTGGCCCTATTCACAAACATTCCGATGGCACCATAATGACTGGCGCGCGCATGACGCGTAACAGTAAAAAGGTGTTCCACTTCAACCAGCTATCAGCTACAGCTAAAAAGAAAGCGAGAAAAAAGTAATGGCATACGGTAAGAAAAAAGGCGGCAAAGGCAAGGGTATGAACACCAAAACTGGCAAATACTGCAAGTAATGGCCTCGCCTAAACCAAAAAATCCTTCGCTTTGGTCGCGCGTAAAGTCCGAGGCGAGGAAAAAATTTGACGTGTACCCGTCCGCCTATGCTAATGCTTGGGCGTCGAAAGAGTATAAGCGTCGTGGCGGGAAATGGTCTGGCCCCGACAATCGTGTAAAGAAGCCGAGGAAAAATGCCAGCAAAAAGAAAAAGTAAGGGCGGCCTCGGCAAGTGGTTTGGCGAGAAGTGGGTCGACGTTAAAACCGGCAAGCCCTGCGGGCGTAAAGCCGGTGAGAAGCGTGGCTACCCTGCTTGTCGTCCAAAGAAGGTCGCCAAGCGCGTGACCAAGAAAGAGGCGCAGAAGAAGACCGGCCCAGCAAGGGTCAAGTGGTCGGTTACGGCGTCTGGAAAGAGGAGAAAAAAATGATTGTTTGTGATCCTTGCCCATACCGTGGGCGTTGTGAAAATATGGGGCGTTGCATCCGAGGTAAAAATCCGCCGATCTATGGTACTGCTGGCGCGGAATTCGTGGCTACGTCTCGCCCGCCAAAAACTGTGGCTACGACATTTGGTCATACCGAGACTGCCGCAAAAATAAATGTGCCTAAAAAAAGCACGGGCAAGGGCGCTAAGAAAAAGGCGCGCAAGGTGACAATGCAATGATGGTGCGCCGTCCGATAGTGGGCCGCATACGCCGCGTTCAGCCCCCGCTAGAACAAACAAAGGAAGTGTGCGATAATGGCACTGCGATAAAAGCAAAACCCGCGCCGAAACGCGCGGCTAAAGGTGCGAAGAAAAATGGCTAAAATGGACGACTACCAGCTCGGCTCGATCGTGTCAGGTGAAATCACCGACGCGCTAAACCACTTTGACAGCGAATATACCGAAGAGCGCCTACGCGCTCTCGACTTTTATCTTGGTGAGCCGCTGGGTAACGAAGTCGAGGGCCGGTCATCTGTAGTCGATAGCACCGTCGCGGATAGCGTCGAGGCCATCATGCCAAATCTGATGCGGGTGTTTACGTCAAATGACAAATACGTTCGCTTCGCACCGCGTGCCGCTGAGGACGTCGAGGCCGCCGAGCAAGCGTCCGATTATGTCAACTACATCATCAATCAAAGAAATGACGGCTATAAATTACTGCACACGTTTTTCAAAGACGCGCTGTTGTTTCGTATGGGCGTCGTCAAATTTTTCTATGAAGAAAAAGAACAGGTAGACGAAGAAGACTACAACGGCCTGTCTGAAGACGAGCTGGTCATGCTGATGAACGACCCAGACGTCGAGATCGTCGAGCAATCCGAAACTGTGATGGAGAGCGCCTACAACGACGACACCGGCGAGACTATGCCGATTCGCTCCGAGTACGACCTGACTGTCCGCGTCACACGGCGAGAGGGTGAGATCAAGGTCATCAACGTGCCGCCCGAGGAATTTCTCGTGTCGCGCCACGCGACGTCGCTTGAGGACGCGCACTTTATGGCACACCGCACGTCGCTGACTGTGTCCGAGCTTGTGGCTATGGGTTACGACCGCGACTTGGTTGAGAAGCACGCTGGCGAAAACGAGCTGGAC